GAGAACATTGGACATTGGACATATATTATATATATGTCCAATGTCCAGTGTTCTTGTGTTTAGCCCCAGCCACATTGTCCTTTTTTTCCTTATTGGTAAGCAAAAACAAGGATTTAGGGTCATTTTTGTTAGAAAAGGGGGTGTCTGTCCTATAGTTGGTGAGCTAGGAACGAATTCTCCGACAAAAAGGGTGATATAAATCTAGCAAAAAAATGATAAAATAAGGTTATGGAAACAAAGAACGAGTATAGGGAGGTTGAAAGTTTGAAGTTTTGGGATAAAAACCCCAGAAAGATAAAAAAGGAGGATTTTGAGAGATTAAAAAATCAGATTTTATCACTTGGACAATACAAACCACTACTTATTACAGAAGATGGCGTGGTGATCGGGGGAAATATGAGGCTTAGAGCGTACCGAGAACTTGGGATAAAAACAGCGTGGGTCTCCGTTGTAGATGCTAAAGATGAAGAAACCATTTTAAAGTACGCCTTTTCCGATAATGACAGGGCGGGGTATTATGACGATGATCTTTTAGCCAACTTATCAAGTGCATTTCCGGATTTTGAATGGTCTGATTATGCTGTAGATTTAACACCGCCGGAAACATTAGACAAAGTTTTATTTAAGGAAGAAGTACAAGAAGATGAAGTACCAGAGGTATCTGATAAAGAACCTATAAGTAGGTTGGGAGAGGTTTATCAATTAGGTAGACACAAACTTATGTGTGGGGATAGTACAAAGATAGAAGATGTAGAGAAACTGATGAATGGACAGAAGGCTGATATGGTATTCACGGACCCACCCTACAATGTAGACTACCAAGGATCAATGAACACTCACAGCAAGAATGAAAAATCGCCGATACTGAATGACTCAATGAGCAGCGAAAACTTCTACGCATTTTTATATGATGCAATAAAGAATATGATGGCGTACTGCAAAGGATCCTTTTATATATGCATGAGCTCCAAGGAACTACCAAACCTAAAGACAGCATTTGAAAATGCTGGGGGACATTGGCAGTCATTTATTATATGGGTAAAGAACAACTTCACATTAAGTAGGGCTGACTACCAACAGCAGTATGAGCCAATACTTTATGGTTGGAACGCAGAAAACAAGAATCACTACTTTGCCGGATTCCGGGATGTAGGAAATGTATGGTATGAAACGAAGAACAGAATCAAATACGAAGATGGCAAGACAACAATAAGGGTGGGTGATATAAAAATAGAATTAGAAGGTAAAGTTCAGGGGAAGTTCCTAAAAAGAAAATCAAAGACAGACATATGGGAATTTGATAAACCTTCAAAGAGCGAAGAACACCCAACAATGAAACCTGTAAAACTATGTGGTGCAGCTATTAAAGACGCGAGTATAGATGGTGGGAAGGTGATGGATCTATTCGGTGGAAGTGGTTCAACCCTAATAGCCTGTGAACAACTAAACAGAACCTGTTATATGATGGAAATAGACCCGAAATATTGTGATGTAATTCGTAAAAGATACGCAAAGTTCGTAGGAAAGGAAGATGAATGGGAAAAAGTATCACCAAAAGTACAGTAGGTAGACCCACGAAACTAAATGATGACTTGGTTGTAAAACTTGAAAGTATATTTAAGATAGGTGGGACCGTGGAAGAGGCGTGTAGTTACGCACTTATTAATAAGACCACTTACTATCGTTGGCTTGAGGAAAACAAGGATTTTGCAACGAAAATGAACTCAGCACAGCATTATGCGGATATAATGGCAAAAAAGGTTGTGGTCAGGAGCATATTACAGGATGAAAATTTGGAGAGTGCAAAATACTGGTTAGATCGGCGGGCTTTCAAGAACCCAACACAAACAAACATCCAAGTAAACGTGCAGCCTCTTTTAGGTGGAGAATCTGTAAAAAATGTACCAGGTAACTACAGCAACAAGGAAAATCCTGCAACTGAGTAAACGAATACGGGGGGTAGCTGGGGGGACTTCTGCATCCAAGACTGTGTCCATTTTGATGGTTCTGATAGACTATGCACAAAGTACACACGGGGAGCTGGTATCTGTTGTGTCCGAAAGTTTTCCACATTTGAAGAGGGGAGCTATTCGGGACTTTACAAACATAATGGAGGATAGGGGGTATTGGAATGACGCCAATTGGAATAAAACCGATTACATTTACACTTTCGAGACGGGATCTAAGATAGAATTCTTTAGCGCAGACCAACCAGGAAAGGTACGTGGACCAAGAAGAGATGTTTTATTTATCAACGAAGCTAACAATATCCCTTATGAGACATATACTCAGCTGGAAATTCGAACTAGCAAAGTAATCTGGTTAGACTGGAATCCCGTAGCAGAGTTTTGGTTTTATACCCAGGTACTCCCAAAACAGGATGTGGATTTTTTGACTCTAACTTATCTGGACAACGAAGCATTAGATCCCCGAGTAAAACAGGCAATAGAAGCAAGGAAAGAAAATTCAGCATGGTGGAGAGTCTATGGGTTGGGGATTCTAGGAGAAGCAAAAGGCAGGATTTACACGGATTGGAACCAAGTGGATGAAATCCCCCATGAGGCAAGGTTAGAAAGGTATGGGCTAGATTTTGGTTATACCAACGACCCCTCAGCGATAGCGGCAATTTATTATTACAATGGGGGTTATATTTTAGATGAAGTACTGTATCAATGGGGGCAAACAAACAAGCAACTGGCCGATGTATTCCTCAATCTTCCCCGTGCTTTGGTGGTTGCTGATTCCGCCGAGCCAAAAAGCATTGACGAGATACGAGGGCATGGGGTAAATATTGTGGGAGCGACGAAGGGGCAAGGTAGCCTTTTGCAGTCTATTCAATATGTACAGCAACAAAGAATATCTGTAACAAAAAGAAGTGTGAACCTGTTGAAGGAATACCGAAATTATTTTTGGATGACAGATAAAGACGGCAATCTTATAAACGAGCCAGCGAGTGGAGACGACCACCTTATGGATGCGGTACGCTACGGGCTTGCGAATACAATTGGGCATAGCATGGGAAGGGAGAACTATAACGCAATTATGGCAGGTTTCCCCAGGCAGGAGCTTTTAGAAAGTTTATGACAAGAAACGAGGCGGATAAGCTTGTTGAGGCAATACTTAGGGAGTACCCTGATATTATTGGCACTTTGGCGAGGAAAGTGCTAGAAGAAAGCGCCAAGTATGTTGTGGATGTGATAGATGTTGTAAATTCTATGGATAGTGGGGTAGTGAGGTTTGATATTAGGGTACACCAAAAAAAGGTTACTGATGTAGTAATATCAAAATCTGATAGAATTATTTACAAGTAGTTTGGAAAGGTAACACCATGAAAAAGAAAAACAATGATGCACTCTTAGACTCCGTACAGCAACACTTTGCCGACTCCAAGAAATGGCTGGGAAATAGGCGGGATGAGTGGGACGAGTTGGAAGCAATCCTTATCGGGCAAAACAAGGAGTCTTTAGGAACAAAGTCAAGGGTATTTGACCCAAAACTTTCAACAGCAGTTTACGAACGCTCCGCAAGGGTTATGGGACAAAGTCCCAAGGGTAAAGCTTACGCAACCTCTAAAGACGATATTGGAAAGACTTTGCTAATGAACCTATTGCTGGACTACTACACGAAAAGAGCTAACGAGCAAAGAAGGTTTGTTACTAAGCTTAGGCTTATGGATTTATATTCTCTCGTGTATGGCACGATGTTTGCCATAGTCCCCTGGCGAGTGGATAAAAAGCGGGGGTATATTGGACCAGAGATAAACCTTCTTCCAATTAGAAACGCTTTTCCGCAACCTGGAGTTTCTCTTTCCGATGCCGACTGGTTTCAGGCAAGAGATGTGGTTTCCGTATCATGGCTAAAAGCCAGAAAAAAAGAAGCTCCTGATGTGTGGGATGTTGAAGATTTAATAGCAGAACTAGAAAGAACTGGCGGGGATGAGGCGGTTACTACAAATAAAGAGGATAGCACCTCTTTTATTGACAGGACTTTTTATCCGACAACCGTATCTGATGCCACTTTTCCAAGAGTAGAAATTATCCACGAATATAGGCGGGATAAATGGATAACTTGGGCACCGCTTAGGGCAGACTCTAAAACCTCACGACCATATGTTTTGCGAGTGCCAGATGAACCTTACCCTAACTATATGTTGCCTGTGATATCCAAAGATGCTTTACCCTTGATGAATTGTCCCATTGGTATTGGTGAGATTGCAAGAGGAAAGACCCTACAGTATGCGGTAAATAGCCTGATAAATATGTATCTTGAGGGTGTGAAGTTTAGTATCTTCCCACCGCTCCATATGAATCCTGATAATGTTGTAAAGAGTTCTATAAAATGGGGAGCAGGTGAGTTTTGGTTTATGGATAATCCCAATGTGGATGTTCAACCTATGAATATATCCCCGAAAGGAATTGACACTTTTCAATCCACCTACAGTTTTTTGTCTAATGCGCTTGTTAATCAAAGTGGCTCTACGGAGGTTATGAACGCTAGAAACTCCGATTTTAGTTTAGGTAAAACACCTAAGGCCATAGAAAGCAGGATGTTTACCCAACAGGCAAGGGATGAGTGGGATTTATTCATGATGGATGAAACAATTCAGGATTTGTACGAAAGGTGGATTGCCCTGATTGTTCAGAAGCAGGAACAGAATGTGAAAATGCGATTATTTGCAGAGGAGATTGAGGAGATAGAAAAGGTTTACCCGGATGTAGTGGAAATGTTTGACTCGGGAAGAAGGGGGACTGTTTCTGTAAAAAAGGGAACTTTAGACACCAATTACGACTTTGTTTTGGAGCCAGGATCTACATACAGAGTAAACCCAGAAGAGGAGCAGGAAAAAGTGACCTCCGTACTAAAATCAGTATTGGAAAACCCCCAGATAGTGGAATCTCTTGAGAGGGAAGGTAAAGAAATAAACTTGGGGGAATTATTTAAGAGGTGGCTAAAGGTAAATATCAGGGATTGGGACAAGATAATTGTTGATAAATCTCCAGAGACACCAGAGGCAGAGGCTTTGCCAGAAGCAGGGGTACCAGTACAACCACAGCAACCAGCAATGGACATATCCGACCCACAATTGCAACAGTTAGTACAGGAGGTTATGGGAGGTTTAGGAGGTGTGCCATATGCAAGATGATGCAGTAAAACCAATGCCAGAATGGATGCATGAGATCGTAAATGCTAAGGAGACTGTACCAGAACCCAGTGAGAAGTTGGATGATGCAATCCTTGCATTCTCCCAGTCCGATGTGTGGGCTTATTTGAAGGACTATATGAACTCCAAAAGGGGAGCATTGGCGATAGAACTTAGAAAAAAGGCTGATGACGCTAGAAACTTGGAAGAGATAGGATTTAGGTTTTTAGCCTTAGACTTGCTTAACAAGTTTGTAGATCAACTTATTGCAAGAGTTGATGGAGTAGCAAAGATAAGGAGTTTGGAAAATGAGCCTACCGCCAAGCAGTGATAAAGAGTTTTGGGGGGATAATGAAATTGAGGTTGTTGAAATTCCTACCCCTAAAGCCGAAGAGACACACTATCTTGTTTGGAGAGGACCTTTTGCCGTTTGTGTTAGCTGTCCGTACGAACACACTATCCCAGTAGATCCTAAGAAGTACGACATTAAAAAAGGTAAGCTTGTAAAGCGAAAGTAAATTGTGCTAGAGTATTTGCAATACTAAATTATGGTAGCACCCTGACCATAACGTGGGTTGTAGAAAGGTTTAGTATGCCAGTAAATAAAAAGGCAGTACAAGTTGAGGAAGAGCTTGCGAAAATGGAGGAAGAATTGGCAAACCTCCCAGAGCAAGAAGAGCTTCAACAGTCAGAGGAGCAACCCTTTGACGAAGATTCGCCACCTTCAGAAGAAAAAGCCGCAGAGGAAACTTCAAGCAATACCAATGCCAATGAGGTAGCGCAAGAACTTACCGAAGACGAAATATCTTTGCTATCCGAAAAAGCGCAAAAGCGCTATAGGGAGATGGCACAGCGAATAAAGGAACTTGAGGGGAGGGGAGGCAAGGCAGAACCTGCCAAGCAATCTCCAGTTGTGGATTTGACCGACAATGAGTTTCCTGTGTCTTCTGTTGAAATAGACACAGACGTTGTCTCCCCGGCAAAATTGCCGTGGGATACAAGCACAGAAACTCCCTCTATAGACCTTGACACTTACAAAAGACATGTTGCAGAAGCAGCAAAAAATGTTGTAGAGCAGGTACTATCCGCAAAGGAAGATGCAAAACGCCGACAAGCGATTTACAACTCCTTTAAGGAAGACCTAAACAGGGTTAGGGAAACCTATCCCGAGCTAAACGACATCGAGGCAGGACCTCGCTACAATGAGGATCTAGCCAGAAAGGTTGCTACATACTATAAGCCTGTCTTTGAAGAGTACAAGTCTAAGGGGAAATACTACAGCTTTGATGCCTTCGTGAAAGATTGGATGTCTGTAAAAGAGGCGGGACGTTCTGAAGGTGAGGATTATGTTAGGTCAACTGTTGAAAGACAGGGTGGCGAACAAGCCTTTAGACCTTCATCTGAAACCATAGAAGAATCATCCGACTTTTCTAAAAGACTGAAATCTGTAAAAACCATAGAAGAGCTCGAAGCCCTTGAATCCGCAATTCGCTAAAACATCTCAGCAAAGACTTTATTAAGTTTTTGGAATGGAGGTGTATTTATATGGCTATGACTCATACATCTCGAATGCCTCAACCAATAGCGTCTTACTACGAGAAACGCTTTTTGGTGAGGGCTGAAGAGAACTTTGTTTATGAGGGACTTGGTACTCCTGGTAGGATACCTGCAAATGAGGGAAAGACGGTTGTTTGGAACAGAATGACCAACCCAACCGCTAAAACAGCGCTGTCTGAGGGTTACGACCCAACTCCTGCTGGACTTTCTGCAACCTTGATCTCAGCTACTGTCTCCCAATACGGTAACTACGAGCAAGTTTCTGATTTGTTAGAGCTAACCGCAATTGACACTCTAATCAAGGAAGTGATAGATGTACTTGCTTACGAGGCTGCTTTGTCAATTGATACCGTTATTGCCAACGCGCTAACCGCTGGTGGTATCCAGCAATTGCAAGGTTCTATTGCCTCCAGAAACTCATTAGTTGCAAGTAACAAGATAGAAGTATCCGACATTAGGAAAGCGCTAAGAACTCTAAACAGAATGTGTGCACAACCCCATACAAAGGGTAAATATGTTGCTACCACACATCCCGATGTAATCTACGACTTACAAGGGGATAGTAGCTGGATAAACGCTCACATTTACACAGAAAAGGGTATTGACGCCGTTTACAATGGCGAGGCTGGAGAAATCTTCGGTACTCGTTTTGTGATGACGCAGAATGCCCCTATCTTGGCAAAGGCTGGATGTGCCACAGGTATGATATCT